AAGAAGGTCTGATAACCCTCCCCTGTTTAAGAAGATCATTGCTGCCAAGTCTGTCAATGAAGAGGCGATGGAGACATACGCTCGGACTAAGCGCACACAGCAGATGGAACGTGAACTTAGGGAACTGTTGATGTATCAGTATGGCAAGGATGGCTATCAAGAACTCGTTGATCTCCGCAGGTCTATTGCCGCCCAGAGAGAAAAGACCATTTACCTGCAAGATAGGAAGCGCAAGGCGTTATTCTGGAATAGTATTCAGATCACAGGGATAGCAGTTTTAGGCTATGCTATATACATGGTCATTAGTTTTATTTTGAGGCAGTAAGATGTATCAGTTTGATGAAGATATGCCAACCCCAAACTTTTTGCATGATGTGGCAAAAGGCAATATCTGGGATTCTAGGGCATTAAATATATTTGGCTTTAACCGCACTGTAGGAACATCATTCGAGACTCTCTGGGATGATGGCGGCAACTATGCCTACCCTTCCTCTGCTGTTGTGATGGATGTCGTATCAACATCTGGGTCAGATACGATGGATGTTAAGATTAACGGCCTTGATTCCAACTATGCCGAGATCAGCGAGACTGTCACCCTAACAGGCACATCGGCTGTAACTACTAGTGCGTCTTTCCTGCGGATTAACTCTGCGATTATTTTAGCTGGCTCGAATGTTGGCGACATATCTATTTCAAATGGTGGGACTAAATACGCTTTTATCGGTGCAACGATTGGCACTACGCAGAGCAGCGTTTACACTGTCCCAGCAGGTCACTCGATTTACCTGTTTAGAATTGATGTTACATCTGGCACAAATAACGGCCAGAAATACCTGACGTTTAGAAATGTAGTTAAAACTAGCACTGGGAGAACACTGAGAGTTGCAGAAGCGACATTCGCCACATCGCAGGTCAGCTTTGATCGCCAAGTGCCGTTTAAAATCACAGAGAAATCAGATTTTCATTTTGAGGCAAAAAGCAGCAGTGCAAGCAACGAAGTCTCAATCTTTATCGAAGCAATATTAGTCAAGGATTCATAATGGCAACTGTAAAGGAAGCGTTGATTCGCTTGGAAGGACATGAGAAAGAATGCGCGATCAGATACGCTAACATCGAGAAGCGGCTGGATGATGGCTCTGAGAGATTTAAGAAAAGCGAAATGATGCTGTGGGGTATTTACCCTCTGATAATCGGTTTATTCTTAATTGAGAAAGGTATCTTATGAGTTTACTGGCAACCTTGGCACAGCCTATATCGGGTCTTTTAGATAAGTTTATCGAGGATAAAGATCAAAAGAATGCTTTGGCGCATGAAATTGCGACAATGGCAGAAAAACAGGCGCATGAAAGTGTCATGGGTCAGCTAGAGGTAAACAAGGCAGAGGCTGCCCACAAAAGTTTATTCGTCGCAGGATGGCGGCCAGCAATCGGCTGGGTCTGCGTACTGGGAATGGCGGGTAACTTTATCACCATCCCAATCACTAATATGATTTTAGAACTGGTCGGCTCTGATGTCAGTGTTCCCCTAATCCCTACTGGCGAGATGATGCCTGTTCTGATGGGTATGCTCGGACTTGGAGCAATGAGATCGGTGGAAAAGGTTAAAGGCGTACAGAGGGAAAGATAATGGCTAAATCAACCAAAAAGAAAGACGACAAACCTAATTACTTTAAACCCAAGGAACTAGCTTGCAAGCATACTGGTGAGCATGGGTTTGATCTGGGGTTCCTAGCTACCCTAAATGCTATCCGCCATGAGTGCGGTTTTAGCTTTGCCCTGTCATCTGCCTACAGAAGCCCACAACACCCCATAGAAGTGCGTAAAGAGGTGCTAGGAGCGCATACAACTGGCAAGGCGGTCGATATACTAGCTAACGGAGAAAAGGCGTTAGAGATCATTAGAGTGGCTCAGAAGCATGGTATTAAGAGGATCGGCATACAGCAGAAGGGTGGCGGCAGATTTATCCACCTAGATGCCTGTACTGAGGATGATGGGTTTCCCTGCCCTGCTATCTGGTCGTACTAGTTCCACATAGAACACCAGCCCTGCTAAGTGCGGGGCTTTTTTTTGCCTATTAATTAACAAAATAGTTTACTTTATGGTTTAGATAGACTAATATGTAACTTCATTCAATAAAGAAAGGGCAACAAAATGAAAGACTGGAACAAAGAGTTCGTAAAAATACTAGAAACTTTGGAAAACAAAGCAGGGTCAAGGGGGCAGGACAACTCACAGGCCTATGACGCGCTGCTTAAAATTCAAGACTGGATTTGGGGAGACCATGATTTATTAATCACTTTTGCTGACGATAATGAGGCGTATGACCGCAGGGAGTATGATGTTGTTATGTCCGAAATTGAAGCTAACGATTTATGCGACAAGCCATACTTTAAAGAAGTTTACGAAATTTAATCTAACCGCCCCCGCGAGGGGGCATTTGCTGTAGGAGGCAATCATGGCTATACAAGAATATGTTAAAGATAATATGCAAGAGCAGCGAGTATATCGGCAAAGATTGCTCTCAGAGGCATTAGATACTATGTGCCACTGGAGTTTTCACGAAACCCTTGATGCGCTCCAGCATTCAACAGAATTTTACAAAGCTAAACAGTTTCTGGAGCAATATCATCGTGGAATTTTAAGGCTTTATATTAACTATGCGCATGATTTTCGCGCTAAATAATTAGGGGGCAATATGGGAATCAACGATCTAAACGATCTGGAGCGCGGTGAGTATGACTGCGTTTTAGGTTATTCTGCCTTAGAAGGGCAATCAGATGCTTACTATGTTGGATATAGTGAGCAGTACGCAAAAGAAATGACTGTAGGAGGTCGCAATGAAATCAAGTGAGTCAATCAATGAGTTAGCCAGCGCACTATGTGCTGCACAATCTCAAATGGGGGGTGCTGTTAAAGACAGTGCCAACCCTTTCTTTAAATCTAGCTACGCTGACCTAACGTCAGTCATTAAGGCCATCAAGCAACCCTTTGCTGATAACGGCCTAAGCTATACCCAGTTCCCAGTAAGCAATGAAAATGGCGTAGGCGTATCTACCCGCCTTATGCACATATCTGGGCAATGGCTGGAGATGGAATATACCCTGCCGACTGTTAAGAAAGACCCGCAAGCATCTGGCTCTGCCATAACGTACGCAAGAAGGTACGCTTTGCAATCTATCGCAGGTATTCCAACTGCTGACGATGATGCAGAATCTGCAATGCTGCGCGGTGATGATAAGAAGATTATCTCTGACGACCAGATCATAGCCATCAAGAAATTACTTGATGAGACTGGTGCTGACACCGAGAAATTCTGCAAGTGGTTGAAGGTGCGTTCTGTTGACCAGATTCTAGCGATGCACTTTGACCGCGCTGTTGCCGCACTAGAGGCCAAGAAGTGATTATCCTTGACCATGAGCAGGGTTCACCAGAATGGCTTGCTGCACGACTGGGCAAGCCGTCCGCTAGTATGTTTTCTAAGCTAATTACGCTTACTGGGAAGCCATCTAGTTCTGCTGATGGGTATGTCAATGAATTAATCGCGGAACGCCTTACAGGGCAATCTGAGCCGTTTCACGTTACCGAATGGATGGAGCGCGGTACAGCGTTAGAGCCAGAAGCTAGAGAGGCATACGAGTTTATATCTGGCAATGATGTTATCGAGACTGGCTTTATTCTCGACACTAGCTTTGAGTTTGGCTGTTCGCCTGATGGCTTAATCGGAGAAGAAGGCGGCTTGGAGATAAAATGCCCAGCCCCTAAAACGATGGTTAGCTATCTGCGCGACCCGCAGGTTGGCGTTAAGAAATACTGGCAACAAATCCAAGGCTGTATGTGGATAACCAAACGTGATTGGTGGGACTTCTTTGCCTACCACCCAGAAATGCCTCACGTTCTAGTGAGGGTTGAACGCGATCAAGAATATATCGCAAAACTAGCCATCGAAGTCCAAAGGGCTGTGGCTGAAATACTAAACCAAGTGGAGTTAATAAAATGAAAGTAGGATTATCTGTAAGAATCGACGTTACAAAGATCGACAAAAGCCGCCTATATAAAGGCGCGAAAGGTACTTACCTTGACCTGACGACCTTTGTGGATACCGAGCAGCAAGACCAGTACGAGAACAATGGCTTTATCAGCCAGTCAACCACCAAGGAAGAGCGCGAGGCACAGGTGCAAACGCCTATCTTGGGCAACGTAAAGGTTTTCTTTACTGATGGGCAAACTGAAAAGCCGCCTCAGAATCTTGGCGGGGTAAGCGTTGAGGAAATCGACGAAGATATACCCTTTTAAGGTAAAAAAGCCCCCTAGAGCATCGCTGCTTTCGGGGGCAAACCATAGGAGGTTGCGAGTCGGGGGAACCCGCCCAATTAATATAACATAAGGTTTTGAGTGATGGAATTGATCGACACAGGCAAATGCCTAATCGCTGCACAGAAAGGCAAGGGCGTAAACAGCCGCCAGCTTGCAAAACTAGCTAACACATCGCCACAGCAGGTATTAAGATGGCGCAAAAGCAGTAACCTAAAGCTGCACACCATCCAGTTGCTATGCTCTGCTTTGGGTATAACGATTGACGCTTTTATAGCATTTGGTTATAAGTAGGCAAATAGGTTTACTTTGTAGGTTGGATAGATTAAGGTTCAAAAAGTATTCGGGCTAGTGGCTGACGGACTCTTTAGATTAAACGTCAGAGCGTGGTTGACCCTCCAGAGCATAGCCCCCGCAGCAGATCGGTTTCTGCTAAGGGATAGATTAGAGATTCGATACGAATACGAATTAACCGCTGAGTCGCATTGCCCTCAGATCGTAAATTTACTAGGACTCTAGTAAAAGGGTTAAAACATCCTTAAAAAAGTAATTAAAAATATAATTTATCAATACATCAGGCGAGGCTTGCCGAGCCATAGGAGCAGATAAAATGAACATTGATTACAAAGATATTTGCCATCGAGTTGGTATGAGTGAAGAGGGCTTTATTAACTGGACACAGGCTTTTGAGTTTGGCTATGTGTTTTTTGAAGAAGATGATCTGGTAGGCTGCGTTTACACTGATGGCGATCAGGGTTTTATGCTCTTTGAGTCTGAGTGCGAGATATTTGGCAGTCAAGGGGTTAGGGTAACTATAGGTGGCGGTTATTGCGATATAGATTTTCACTCTATGCAGGATATTATAAATAGACTGTCTGGCGCAGGGGGTGAGGTGTGATAATTATTCCTTCTGAGGCTCACCATAAAGAGGCTATCAGCATGGCAACTAATAAGGCATTCAACGAAAAGACCATGTTAAACAATGGTTCTGGTCAATATGCTGGCAACCTAGCTGAGTTGCTGTTTAAAGATGCTTTAGATGATCGCCTTTTGGAGCATGACTATACCGCAGCGACTAGCTATCATTTTGACTTTAAGATAGGAAGGGCTACTGTTGACCTAAAAGCAAAACAAAGGACAGTGCAGTGTTTGCCTAGTTATGATACTCACGTTAATCTCTACCAGAAAGATTATCCCTGCCACTTTTACGTTTTTGCTAGTGTCCTTATACCCAAGGGAGAGAAGCTGGCTACGAATGTTAAGTTTATGGGGTGGTGCAGGAAATCTGATTACTGGGATACTTGCGAAATCAAAAGGAAAGGCCAAAACTCTGATGGCCTAATTGAGCGAGAAGATGGCGGCAAAAAGAAATACAATGAACTTGAACCAATGGAGTCGTTTTTTAGCAAGATAGAGACTCACTTATATCAACAAGCATTCGGGGAATGAAATGTTATTAAATACCAAAGAAGATTGGCAACCAGAAGAAGCCGATGTGATCGCTTGGCAGAGAACCTATCCTGCTATCAATGTCCACCAAGAATTAGCCGCTATGGCCTCTTGGTGCGATGCTAACCCTACCAAAAGAAAGACCATCAAAGGCATTAAACGCTTTGTAAACTCTTGGCTTGCCAGAGCGCAAGACAGGGGCGGGTCGCCACAGGCTAAACAACAGGGAAAGTCTGACAGCATCAGGGCAAAGACCATTGATATGCAGCTAACAGATATTAGCTGGCTCGATGGCGATAACTACCTGATGATGAAGCAGCACTATTTAAACACTCGCGGTTTTTATTTCGATGGAGAGTTAAAAAATGCCTAGTAAAAACAAGCCAAGGTATGTCGAGTTTAAGGGTGAGCATCCCTACTTTGTCAGCGGTGAATGCTACACCCACAAAGAGTATAGCGACTGGACGCAGCAAAACCATGAAGATGGCGGGGTTATGAGGGCAACCATCAAGGGTAGACTTTACGGAGAGGCATTCTGTGAGCCTAAACATCTAGCCCCAAAGCGGCAGTTTATTTTTGACTCTGACACATCGAGAAAGGGCTACACCAAAGAGCGCAGGGAAAGGGTAAAGCGGCAGCCGCGTCTGGAGTCTAAAAGCGAGAGGCTATCCCAAAGCTGGCTGGGGGTGAAGCTATGAATCCATATTTTATAGATGAATGTGAACACGGGGCTGTCATTAGTTTTAGTGGTGGTAGATCGTCTGCGTATATGCTTTACAAAATACTCGAAGCCCATGATTTTAAATTGCCAAATTATATCAAGGTTATTTTTGCTAACACAGGCAAAGAAATGGCGCAGACGTTAGATTTTGTACGCGATGTCAGTGAAAAATGGAATGTGGATATAGTATGGCTAGAGTATTCTGGCAAAAAGCAATTTAAGCAGGTTTGTTACGAAACAGCAGGTAGAAAAGGTGAGCCGTTTGCTCAGTTGATCGAAGATAAAAACTATTTGCCGAATATGATGGCACGTTTTTGCACTTCTGAGCTGAAAGTTTTAACTATCGAAAGATATATGGGAACTGCTGACTACTTGCACATTGTAGGAATTAGAGGTGATGAACCAAGAAGGGCGGTTAAAATAAAAAGCAGGGAAAATCATTATGTCCCATTGTATGACGCGAAGGTGAGTGAAAATGATGTTTCTAATTTTTGGGAAGCCCAAGATTTTGATCTAGCTATGCCACCAGCAGGAGTCAATACGCTAAGTAACTGCGACCTGTGTTTTTTGAAAGGCTACAGCATAAAGCAATCCATTGTGGAGCATGACCCATCGCTGGCTGACTGGTGGGCAGAGCAGGAAAACAAAATTAACTCAAGGTTCAGATTTGACCAGCCAAGCTACGCAAAAATGCAGGTCATAGCAACCGATCAGGGGCAGTTGTTTGATTTTGATGATCAATCAGTTCCTTGTTTTTGTGGAGATTAAAATGACACAGGGCGACCATGTAAGAATTAACGATAAGCGGGAGGTAGAGGCAAAACTACCTTTTATCTTAAAGCGCATCGAGTCATGGGATTTTGAAAACCCCTTGGTGGTTAAGCTAGATAA